TACAGATAATTTGCCTGATGATGAGAATTTAACTATCGGGGCTATGGAATTATCTGGGTCAGCAACGGGAACTAAATCCATGACTGTTGATTATTTATTCGCAGCACAAAATCGTTGAGGTAATTAGTGATGGTTGCAAAATCTAGTGAAACTAAGAAAACAACCAAGCCGAAAGCTAAAGCCAAAGCTAAAACAAGTTCTACGGTAGCACTCCCTCCAGAGGGTAGTGCTGCTCGTAAAGCTATGATTTTACGTGGAGAAATAGAGGAATAACCGATGGCAGGTTCAGACGTAAAAGCAGTTTTTATAACTGCCGACACAAATGCAGTGGACGCTGCTTCTGTAGCAGCCGCCGCCCGTCCCAACACTGATTTTACTATAGATGGCACGGACACCGATGGTGGGGTAGCGACTTTTGCCGCAGGACGAATTATTACCTGTACGACATCCGGAACCGGCGATAATGGTAAAACTGTTACTTTGACCGGCACGGACGTAAATGGCGATTCTCAAACAGAAGTTATTACACTTTCTGGATCAGCTACCGCTCACTCTGGTACGAAATATTTCAAGACCATAACTGCGGCGGCGGCTTCGTCGCAACCTGCGGCTAATGTTTCTATTGGAATGGCAGCGGGAGCCGCAGATGTCATCTTTGCGGGAAGATCGCGCTTGAAGGGTGCTTATATTGTTAATTCTGGTACAGATGGTACTTTAGATTTTTTAACAACGTCGCCCACAGGTACTTCTATAATGAAGCTAGGCACTGTCGCTAGTGCTACCGTCACACGGGATGTTCACATACCGGAAGAGGGCGTTATGTTTACAGCGGGGGTGTACATTCAGTACACAATTTCTACTTTTACCACAATCACTGCTTTTCATGCTTGATGGCCCGAACAGTTAAAATAGGCCCGAAACCAAAAACCCCGAAGGTTACTTACTTTCGCAAAGGGGGAAAGGTTTCTTCTAAATCGAAAGGCAGTAAAATTTGTCCAGAGGGTAAAGCGTGGGCGAAAAGAACTTTTGATACTTATCCTTCTGCTTATGCAAATTTAGCGGCCTCCAAGTATTGCAAGGACCCTAATTACGCAAAAAAAGCAAAAGGTGGTAAACGTAAAGGTCGATAAATGGGAGAGTTACAAAAATGGCTCGATCAGGATTGGGTGAGGATTGGGACAGATGGTTCTATAAAAGGACCTTGTGGGACATCAAAAAATAAAAAACGTCCTGATAGGTGTTTACCGAGAAAAAAAGCAAATTCTTTGACAAAAGAGGAAAGAGCGGCAACTGCGAAGAAAAAGAAAAAAGCAAAGAAAAAAGTTGTGGCTAATACGGAGGCTGCAAAAGTAAGGAATATGAAACGAGGCGGTGTGGTAGCAAGAGGGTGTGGCGCTATTATGGCGAATCGTAGAAAAGTGACGAAAGGTTCAGTTTCAAAAGTATGAGGTGAAAAATGGCGGGAAGAAAACCTAAGATGATGAAAAAAGGTGGCGCACCTAAAATGATGCGTAAAGGTGGCGCACCTAAAATGATGCGTAAAGGTGGCGCAGCTTATCCGAAAGGCATGAAAAAAGGTGGCGCTGTTAAGAAAAGCAAAAACGGCTCAAACGGCGGAGCAATGACTGTTGCCAAAGCACGAGCGTTTTTGAAAGGTAAAGGATACGATGTAACGCGAACTGCTTAGAATGCCGTATTTAATTAGTAATGTACCGCATTTTAATTGTTGGGTTAGGAGAGAGTTTACGTGTAATCACATGCGGCATCATGGGGATTATCTTCATGCGATGGCGATTGCTGTAAACACTATACCCGATAGAAGTTTGAGTTTTCAGGTGGTTTTTACCGGATGTGAAGTAGATTCGGATGATGATGAACCAAACCTGCACGGTGGGGCAATGTGGGCGCGTATGCCCATACAGGCACTGGTTGCCGATATAGTAATGGATGAGTGGCCCGAACGAATGATAGATCATTTAGCGCAACCGTGGGACTGTGAATCGCGACAACATAGTGTGGTCACGATGGATCGTGTCAGTAGTAGTCCGTGGATCGCAAAAATTGATCACGAGTTTTACTCTGCTCGATATATGTTTACCGTTGATTATACGGACCACGATATTGCAGATGATCCTGCTCAACATAAACAAAGCCATGTAATGTATATTACAGAGCCGGGCGCTTGGTACGGTAATATTGTGGCTTTGCCAAATAATAGAGTAAGGGCTACTAGCCCTGCTTTATGGGCTACTGGTGAGGGCGCACCCGATTTTCGTCCTAGTCAGACCACGCATTCCGCAGAGGGACATGAGAGCTATATGGACCCATCCATTGTATTTGACAACCTTTATCACGATAATGATACAGAAGACGAATAGGATGCGGAAATGGCTACTTCTGGGACTACAGCTTTTGAACTAGATGTAAATGATTACATCGAAGAGGCGTATGAGCGTTGCGGCTTGGAAGCACGGACAGGCTACGATTTAAAATCAGCCAGAAGGTCTTTGAATATTCTTTTTGCGGATTGGGCAAACAGAGGTTTAAACCAATGGACGATTACGCAACGAACACAAACAGTGACTGCCGGTACTGCGTCTTACAACCTCGGCACTGATATTATTGACATTTTATCTGTCGTGGTACGGAGAGATAACACAGACATCTCTGCGGAAAGGTTAAGTCGCAGTGAGTTTTTAAACATACCGAACAAAACAACGCAAGCTCGACCGAATCAGTTTTTTTTGGACAGACAGGTTACCCCTGTTTTAAACCTTTGGCCTACCCCAGAAAACAGCACAGACGTGATCGTATACGATGCTTTAACCCGCATCGATGATGCTGGTTCTTATACCAACACCGTAGACCTTCCTTTTAGGTTTTTCCCTTGTCTTGCAGCAGGTTTGGCTTATTATATATCGGTGAAAAAAGCACCACAGCGAACACAATTGTTAAAAACAATTTATGAAGAAGAGTTTGATAGAGCGGCAAACGAAGATAGAGATCGAGCCTCTTTTAACATAACGCCGAACTATATGTACTTTAGGACTTAAAATGGCAAAGTATGCTTCAGGAAAACACGCTTACGCGATATCTGACCGATCTGGGTTCCGATATAAGTACAGAGATATGCGTAAGGAGTGGAACCAAAACAACCACAGCTAGGTCCCTTTCGTTCTGATGTAGATCCACAGGCTTTACGAGATGCAAGACCTGACCGAATAGAACCGATGAAAGTTTACGTGGGTATTCCGAATGTAGAAAATATGGAGCCTAGACCCCTACAAGGGTATGGAATTGTGGGCACAGTAACGGTGACAACATGAGTTTTACTTTTGCTCAATTAAAAACAGCTTTGCAAGATTACACTGAAAACGAAGAAACTAGCTTTGTTAATAATTTGCCTGTTTTTATTCGACAGGCAGAAGAACGCATTTTAAAAAACGTTCAATTAACTTTATTTCGTAAAAACGTGACAGGGACGATTGCATCAGGAAGTCTGTATTTGAACTTACCTACTGACTTTCTCGCACCTTTTTCTTTTGCTGTCACCAGTAGCAGCGAAAAAATATTTTTAGATTTTAAAGATGTAAACTTTTTACAGTCTTTCAATCCAAACCCTGAAACCACAGGAGTGCCGCGATATTACGCATTATTCGATGTTGAGAATTTTATTTTGGCACCAACGGCAAACGCTAATTTAGAATCAGAGCTACACTATTACTATCGACCAAATAGTTTGACAGCGGGAGCGGAATCTGGGACTACATGGCTAAGTGAAAACGCCGAAGTTGCTTTACTTTATGGGTCTTTAATCGAATGCTATACTTATATGAAAGGCGAAAACGATTTGATGCAACAGTATGACAAAAAGTTTTTAGAAGCTTTAACAGCATTGAAGATGTTTGGCGAAGCAAAAGAGGTTACAGACGCTTATAGAACAGGACTTGTGACGAGGCAGAAAACATAATGTGGACAGATAGCGCAAGCACTCCGACCGATTTTGGTATTACGGTAGAAACAACAACAAACCGTGGTTCTACCCCTGAAGAAATCGCAGAACGTTGTGTTCGTCACATTATTTCTGTGTCTGACACTGCTCCTGATGTTATCAAAGCACAAGCGTTAGCTTACAAAGAGCAAATGCTGGTGTTAGTTGCTTTCTATTTGAAAGAAGCAATAAAAAGTGATCGAACTAATGTATACAATATGTTGTGTGAGGCGGGACAACCTAAATTAGCGGAGGCGCTAAGGAGAATATAATGGCATTTAGTGGAAACTTCATGTGTACAAGTTTCAAGCAAGAGCTTTTGACAGGCACACATAACTTTACTAACTCTTCTGGAAATACTTTCAGATTAGCGTTGTACACAAACAGTGCGAGTTTTACTGCCGCAACGACCGCCTACACAACCTCTAACGAAGTTAGTGGGACCGGTTATACGGCAAAAGGGGCGGCTCTAACCAACGTGACTCCAACAACTTCAAGTACAACCGCTTTGACAGATTTTGCGGATGTTACTTTTGGTAGTAGCACAATAACCGCAAGGGGAGCCTTGATTTTTAACGATTCTGCTTCAGGTGATCCAACGGTTTTAGTTTTAGATTTTGGTTCCGACAAAGAATCCTCAAGTGGGGATTTTGTAGTTGTTTTCCCAACGGCGGATGCGAGTAACGCGATAATTAGGATTGCGTAGTGGCTGATGCAAGTGTTGCTTTTAGTGGTTGGAATTCCTCTAATACAGCATGGAATTCAGGCACATGGGGAGGAGATACAGCAGTACCGGGAGCCACGGGTGCGTTAAGTGCGGCTACCGTAGTATTAACGGACACTGCTAATCTTACTGGTTTAGGAGCGGCTGCGTTATTCGACCCGCCAACAGTTATAGCAGGAACAGGCATTTCTGTGAGTGTAACCGGAGTGCAAGCAACAGGGGCTACAAACCAAGTTTTGGTTTGGGGTAGAATAATACCAGATGCAACAGTAACTTGGACGGAGATAGCGGCTTCGCCTTAGTGAAGGAGAAACATAAATTATGGCTACTTATGTAAATGATTTGAGGTTGACTGAGCTTGCTACTGGCGAAGGTTCAGGAACTTGGGGCACTACCACAAATACTAATTTAGAACTTATTGGAGAGTCTTTAAGTTACGGAACAGAAGCTGCTTTTAGCTCTGATGCAAACGCCACCACTACGGTTGCTGACGGTTCTACTGATCCAGCGCGTTCTTTTTATTATAAAGTAACGTCTGGAGCGACCTTATCCGCTACAAGAGAGTTGACCATTGCTCCGAATACTATGAGTCGTGTGATGATTATTGAAAACGCCACCACTGGTTCTCAAATCATTACTATAAAACAAGGCTCTGGTTCGACGGTTAATATACCTAATGGTGGCGTAAAAATTGTTTATTTGGATGGCGCAGGTTCTGGTGGGGCTGTTGTAGAAGCAACAGTAGATTTAGACCTCACTGGCACAACTACAGCCGCAGCCATAACTGCTTCAGGTGTTATTACTGGGGCAACCGTCGAAGCTACTGGAGATACTTCTGCTGGAGATAATTCAGCCTTGGGTTTCACCGCTGCGGAAGGAGCTATACTTACTGGGCAAGGCTCCTCGAATGATGTAACAATTAAAAACGATGCAGACTCTGCTGTACTTCAAGTGCCGACAGGCACTACAAATGTAGATGTGGTTGGAGATTTGACTGCGGCCTGTTTTATCCCAGATGGCGATACCGCTTCAGGTGACGCGGCAGCTATAGGTTTTACTGCCGCAGAAGGAATTATTGTTACGGGTCAAGGCTCTACTTCAGATGTTACTTTAAAAAATGACGCTGATGGCACCGTTTTAACAATTCCAACAGGTACAACAAGCGTCGATATTGTTGGCGATGTTACGGCAGCAACGGTCAATGCAGATGGCGATACTTCTGCGGGTGACAATGCCGCAATGGGATATACCGCCGCTGAAGGTTTAATTTTGACGGGACAGGGTTCTACGAATGACGTTACAATTAAAAACGATGCAGATGGCGATGTGATGGCAATCCCCACCGGGGGAACCGATGCAAACTTTCATGGTAACGTCAACATTTTAGCCCAAGGGGATCTGCGCCTCCAAGATAGTAGCGGAGGGCAATATATCGCTCTACAAGCTCCTGCAACAGTTGCAAGCAATGTGACCTTGACTTTTCCCGCAACAGACGGCGATGCGGATCAGGTTTTAAGCACAAATGGCAGTGGGGTTTTAGACTGGGTTACATCAGGCGGGGCTTACAACGCATGGCTAATAAAAACGAGCGGGTATACAGCCCTAGTTGGCGATCAGATTATTGTTAATAGTGCCAGCGCAGTAACCATAACGCTCCCTGCTTCCGCTTCTGCTGGGAATAGCGTAACGATCAAAGCAACCGGTGGCGGGACGGTGACCATAGGAAGAAATTCACAAAATATCAACAGCACAGCAGCCGATGGAACTTTACTCAGTGGAAGCTCTGTGCAACTGGTTTTTGTAGACTCAACAATCGGCTTTCTCGAACTCTAGGAGAATATAGATGGCAGTTTTATTAGGTAGTAAAAATTTGAGCGTGATTGAAGAAGTCGTATTGACTTCGTCACAGACTTACACAGCGCGAAGAACAGGCATCGCTGATGTCATCTGTATTGGTGGTGGTGGTCAAGGTGGTTCTTCGGGTAAAGCTTTTCCGGGACATGCTTCTATGGCCTTTAATGGAACTGGAGGAGGTGCTGGTGGATATTCTCGCAAACGAATACCAATCACAGCAGGTGACACGTTTACTGTCGTTGTTGGAGCAGGAGGGCAAGCGAACTCATCGACTTTAATGCCTGATGCTAATGGCGTCAAAGACGGTGGTGCTGGAGGGGAAACTACTTTTGACCACGCTTCTGCTACAGCTAATATTGCTCTTGATTCCAATGGTGGTGCGGGAGGAGTTGGTAATTCCACAACTTCAGCAAGTGGAGCGACTTACGCAGGAGGCGCTGGAGGCACAGCAACAGGTGGCGACGTAAATTTTACGGGAGGGCGTGGCGGCACAATTACTCGTAGTAATAACGGTTCAAATACCGGGGTTTTTGCCACAGGCGGAGGTGCAGTTGCAATCTTCGGGGCAGCGTTTAACGGTGGGGATATAAATTATACTTCTTCTGGAACAACCACTGCTGCAACGGGTGGTGCTGGAGTTGGGGGTAATGGTGGAGATATCGCTTACGATACGGGATCAGTAAACTCTACTTCTGCTTCAGGAGGCGGTAGTGCAAGTGGAGCAGGCAATGGATTTACCTCTGCCCAAACAGCAGCAAGTGGAGCTACATGTTTAACAGCATTTGCAAAAACAGATGTGGTGATGGGCGGAGGTCGATTGCCTTCACATGGAGGACAATCTAGAGCGACAAATACTCAGATTCTTTGCGTTGCAGGTAATGGAGGGACGGGTGCGTTACGCGCTTATATGGCGGGGCTTGGCGATTCAACTTACAATACTATTTTTGGAGGCAACGATAAACCAACAGAAGTTCACGATGCTGCTGCGGGTCCCGGTGCTGTTGCCACTTCAGACGCGGCACTTTATCCACAGGCAACTGGCCCCGGAGGTGGTGGAGGGGGAGCCGCTGGAAATGCCAACAATAACGCAAATAATTCAGTTATTGCAGCAGGCAATGGGGCAGCTTTTGCAGGAGGTGGGGGAGCTATGAGTATTGTTTCAAATTCAGAACTTGCAAACTCCAGTGAAATGATATCAAGTTCTGGACGAGGTGGTATTGGAGGAGGTGGTTCTGGGGGCTGTATGTTAGGAACAAATGCTTCAAACTCCACCAATGAGTGGGCCTCTGGTGGGGATGGTGTGGTTATCATCCAGTATTTAGGTTAGGAGAAATACGATGGCTGGCACAAATAGATGGAAAATAAAAGATGGGTTAGGAAACGTCGTCAATACAATTATTGCAGACGAAAGTTTTGTAAAACAACATTATTCAAATTATGAAATGTTTGTCCCTGTTTATACAGAAGTTGACCCAGAGGTAATGGGAAGGTCTTGGAGGAATAATCAATTACGACAAACTGATAAAGATATAAGAAGTTTGTCAGATCATCCTGAAAATTCTAAATGGTTAGCTTGGCGTAAAACTCTTAGAGATTGGCCTTCTACAACAGATTTTCCAAAAACTCTGCCGACACAACCTTATACGGATAAATGAAAGAGGTACTCTTTAATACCCCAGATCAGCCTTGTTTTATCGGGGCGTGGTACTTACCTCAAATATCTATTTGTGATCGAATTATTGCTGCGTATGATTCCGGTTTATTGCAAAAAGGAGATGGGCGTATAGGTAGTCATAAAGGTGATCCAAAAGGAATTGTTGATAAAACCTTAAAAGACTCAATAGATTCGAATTTATATAACAGACCCGATATTGCAGATGATTTTACTGCTAATCTTCTTGCTGTCTTACAGGAATACAAAAAAAAGTTTTTTTATGCTGATGACGTAGAAACTTATATTGTCGAAGATTTGAATATACAAAAATATCCAAAACAAACGGGGGGCTATCATGGTTGGCACTCCGAAAGACAAGGGAACAATACTAGGCATCTTGTTTGGATGACTTATTTAAATGATATTAAAGAGGGTGGTGAGACTGAATTTTTTTATCAGAAGCTCAAAGTAAAACCACGTAAAGGATTAACTTTAATTTGGCCTGTTGATTGGACGCACACCCACAAGGGACATATCGCGCCAAACGAGGAAAAAATAATTATTACAGGGTGGTTTAGCTTTTTGGAGCAGCAGCCTTCTGTCGAAGAAATTGATAAAATGAAAAAAATTCAACCCGCAGCGGCATAACAAGGTGAAGTATGCCTTTAACCAAATTAGAGTTTAGACCGGGTGTAAACAGAGAAACCACTTCTTATGCAAACGAAGGGGGTTGGTTTGACTGCGATAAAATTAGATTTCGATTTGGTACCCCAGAAAAAATTGGCGGGTGGCAAAAACTTTCTACTATTTCTTTTTTAGGAACTGCAAGAAACATTCACTCCTTTGCTGCCCTTGATGGTGAGCGATATCGAGGACTTGGCACTAATTTAAAGTATTTTTTAGAAACGGGCGGATCTTACGCAGACATTACGCCTTTGCGGGTCACGACAAGCGCAGGGGATGTTACGTTCGCCGCGACAAACGGGTCCTCGACTATCACTGCAACAGACGCGGACCACGGTGCAATCAAAGGGGACTTTGTTACTTTTTCTGGTG